TAATCATTTGTTTATGAGTGATGATTAACATGTTAAAGAGAAAATAATATGATAAGAATTTGTATCTACTGTGAAAAGGAAAAAGAAACTAAACAATTTTGAGTCCGTTGAGGCCCAAATTTAGGGGCTTGTTATGGCTGTGTTTCCAATCAGTTCCGCGATTATGAAGCAAAAAAACTGGTTGAAGCAGAAAAAAATTTTTAAGAAAATTATGACCCAATTAATTTATCGCTCGGGTTGTTGAGGATGTAAAAGAGCCATTGAGGACCCTGCTGAGAAATATGTTTGTCCTGAATATCAACAACATTGAGCGGAATATCAAAAACAAGAAAGACAAAATTTTTAAATTAAAAGTAAATATTTATGAAATTATATATAGTTAAATACGAAAAAGACCAACAAGAATACAAAAAAGTAGTGTTAAAAATCAGTAATGATTTATCAGGCGAGGAAGTGTTTTATAGTGGATTTTTAAAAGAATTAGAAGAAGAAAGAAATTGAGGTAAAAAAGGACAATTGGAAAGTTATGCCGAACTTTACAAGGACAAAAATGACCCTAAAAAATAAGTTTTACCACCCTCCATATCCATATGAACGGAGTTTATAATGCATTCTTACGATTAGCCGAAAAAATGAATGGGGCTAAAATTGAAGGACAATTTGCCAAAGATATTATTTGATTAATTGCCGCCCTGTTTGGTTTTTGGTTATTAGTCATGTTGGCTCTTACTCCTTATTGATTGGTGCGGTGAATGTTTAAAAGAAGGTAATGCAATATCAAGATTTATTTAAAAATGGCTCGCTTCAATTTGTCCGCACTTTTGTAAGCAAGATTGTTTATGATGGTTTAAATGCTCCCGTTAATCAATCAACCGAAGCAGTGGTGGTTGGTTTGTCAGCCCTGATAATTTTGTTTGTGCTCTATAAATTAGTCTGAGCAGTCTGAAAGGTGATGAGATTTGTAATTAGTTGTCTGGAATGGTAGAATAAAAATAGAAGATTTTTCAGACATTCGAAATAATCAATAAAAAAAAGACTATGAAATGTAATAAATGTTATAAAAAAATCCCTAGTGGCGAGGAAATGTGAAAAAGAGAAGGGGGTTATTTTCATGAAGAATGTTTAACCAAGATTGACCAGCAAGACAAAAAAAACATGTTCAGGCTTGGGATTGGTTTGGCATTATTAGTGCTCGGTTTAACTTTGGCTTTCCTTTTCTATGCTTTTAAAAGTAGAAAGAAAATAACCAAAAAAAGGTGTTGCTATTGTGAAAAATTGTGTAATAATACTTGTGAAGCAGTAAAAAGAAGTAGAAAATCAGATTTAGAACTTGCCAAAATTTTCTTTTTGATTGGTCTTGCTGTCCTTACAACTTTTACTGTTTACCAAATTACTAACTCTTTGTGATGTTTTTTGATTTTGTTTGTCTTATTATTGATAATTCATCATCAAACGAAAGGTAAAGAAAAAGATGAAGAAACTGTTTAAAGTGAAAAAATGACAGGGACAATAATAAAATGATGCCTAATAATAGGTTTAATATGTGGACTGGTCCAATTTCTCCTGATCTGATGAAAACAGTATCAATTTAAGCGACTAGTCAAAGAGCAAGTGAGTTTAGCGGTGGTATTTGGTAGCCTCGGACAGGGAAAAAGCCTCCTTTTTTCCTGGTTAGTTAATCGATTGGATAATACTTATACGAACTTTTGACATAAGAAAAAAGAAAATAAAGTTTTGCCCTTAGATTTTTTGGATGTAAGAGGTAAATATAAAATTCCCGAAAGTAAAGCCAATTATTTTGTGGATGAAGTTAATTTAAGTTTTCGTGGCGTTCAGTATACTTATAACCAGAAAAAGCACTCAGGAGTAGAAGACTTCTGTGCCTTAGCAAGACATTTTGACAAAACCATCTTTTTTTCCTGTCAAAGAACCAACCAATTATGGTCCGCTATCCGAGAAATTGCCAACATTTATTTTAAAGTGAAGGGAATATACACTCCTTTATTTTTGCCTTGGTGTAGTGTATTAAGAATTGAAGCCTACGAAGATATTAAACTGGCCGAAGAGTGAAGTTCCAATATGGCCCCTTACCAAAAAGGTGGTTTTTTTAGTTTATTTAGTGGTGGTGATTATGACCAAGCCAAAAAAAGACTGAATATTAAAGAATATAAGATTTTTTTGTGAAAGAAAGATTTTCAAAATTATGATACGAAATTTTTTAAAGCCTTATTGCCCTTGTTGAATAAGAATAGAAAAGAGTTTAAAGTGCCGCCAGGTAAAATTCCCGTTCCTCATGCCTTAAAAGACGTGATTAAAGATGAGTTTTTTATCGTGGAAGAAAAACCCCAATTGAGTTTCTGACAGAAAGTTAAACAATTTTTCACTAAAAACAAAAAGTCCTCTTTGCTGAATAGCAAAGATAAAACCAAGCGGAGCCGTGAAACGGCGAGCCCAAAAGATAAGAAAGATAAGCCAAAATAAATGATTTTAGTAAGCAAAATTAAAGAGACCATAAATTATGCTTGGAAAGTAAAAAGTAAATAAAAAATGCGGTCAATGTTAAAGAAAACTAAGTTTATTGTTCCAACTATTCCAACCACTACTCCCTTATTAGGACGAAGTCCTGAACGGCGGCAGTCATGATTTAGGCCGTGTGTTGAGCGTCATGGCAAACAGCGAGAAAGGCCGTGTAAAATCAGGGCAACAGAGCGAGATTTATAAACACCAGCGACAAATTATTCGCTTATTTTCTCGGTCCTCAATGCGGCATTTTCGGCAAATAATATTATCGCAAAATTTTTCCTCGTCATCTTCTCAACCATAGCCACATTTTAAAAATGGGTCAGTAGGGTTCTCGTTGCTTCCGCAAATATCGCAAGCCTGCGGCAAGAACTCCCACACCTGAAAGGTCGAGTTTTCTGACTTTTCCGAATCAAAATTTTTCAAATTATTTTTAATTTTTTTCAT